AAATAAGTAAGCGTAGCTGTCAATAATTCGCTTCCTAAATTCCAAAAAAAAACACTTGAACTTATTGCTATATCAACAGGAGTAAACTTCATTAACTCGTGCATTTCTTCCATTGGTGTATAGTCAACTATTTCGTACTTGTCTTTGAACTTCATTTTGATAGGTCGGTACATAACAGCCATTGCTTTGTGATAGTCTTCCCACTTTAACAAGTTGTTTTCCAAGTCTACATATTCGCCAAAACTTATTTCTTCAAGGTTTGTAATAAATCCAAATTCTTGTGTTCCGATTTTAAATGTTGGTTGAAATTTCGGCTTCTGTTCAAACAAGTTTTTAAAGTGTACTATTAATTCGTTTAAACTTGTGAGCTTCATTTTTACAATATCCTTTAATTCTATTCCGCAGAATATTTGTATCATTTTTTGCGCTATAAATTCTTCGTCATTGCTTCCTTCCTGAACCTTTAAAAATTCTTGGTAGCTTTTTAATGGAATTTCACTTAAAGTTGTTGGTACGTTTATTTCTAACTTCATATCTTAATAATTAATTATTCGTGTTTTTGTTGTGTTGGTTTTGTTGTATGTAATCGTAAGCTTGTTTTAGCATATTAATATCTCGGATGTCACGTAAATAAATACGAACCTTTACACCTTTTTTTTGGTAGATGTAAATTTGTACGCATTGCATCATTATTTCTAAATCGTTCATCTTATAAAATATAAACCTTTTGTTGGATTATCTAACTGATATGCTACTGCATACCTTAAAGCATCTATTGCGTGGTTGTGTTTGTCTATCGGTGTTTTTGACTTCTTTTCTAACCAAGAATAGTTATTTAGTTCTTTAATTAAATCTATGCTATCTTCTGTAATTACAAGGTCGTAATCCTGTAGTAAACTTATTCCATAAATTACAGAGTCCGCTCCTTTAATTGTCGGCACAACGTTGTTTCCTAAAGCGTTTAGTTCGCTTATTAATCGTGGTTCTGAATTGTCACCTACTATTAAATCTTTACTTGCAAAGTCTGAATTTAACCTTGCTATTTGACTTGTGGTTAGTGCCTGTTTATAGTACAGTAGTTTAACGTAAATGATTTTGTTTGCTTTGTCTATGTTTGTCTTGACTAACGTTGTAGGGTCTGCGCTAAATCCGTAGTCTTGACCATATACACTTACTCCAACTTCTTTAAATTCTCCTATTTTCCAATTGGTAAATATAACTCCTTCAGCTTTGTCTAACCAACCACCAAGTATTGTGTGTTTGTATTTTTCAGGTCTTCGTTCTTTTATGTATTCAACCTGTTTTAAAAAAGACTCGGATAGGTTTTCGATGTTATCCAAGTACGTTGTGTGTATGTAAGTGGTATCGTTTTTTATTAGTGTCGAGCCTTGTTCTATTCCCCTACTTTCAAAGAACTTGTCGTATATAAAATGTTCTTTTGTTGTAGGATTAAGTATAAGAATAACTCGGTTTTGTTTTGTCTTGTGCCTTATGGATAAATCTATTTTGTCGAAAGTGTCTTCGTCTGTAAGTTCTTCGGCTTCGTCAAGAACCCAAGTAGTAACTCCTTGTAAAGATTTTAAGTTTGCAGTCTGTGTTCCAGAACTTGTCTTTATTCCTTTGAATATTATTTTGCTTCCTGTTTGTAGGTTTATTATTTCGTCTTTTGTTACGATGAATTGGTCTTGCATTTGCATCAACTCAATTTTTTCTATAAATTCTGGAATGATTGAAATGGATGCCGAAACTAAAGTGTAACGTGTAAACAAAACAACGTGTCCGCTTTCCTTTGTAAGTAAAAGTAAGAACGTTGTAACGCTGTAAGACTTGGACGAACCGCGCCCACCTGTTACAATAAAGTAACGTGACTCGCTTCCAAGATAATTAAACTTTTTATTTAAGACTATCAATTTTAAATAAGTCTTTTACATCAAAGTCTGAAACACTTAAGTTAGTATCTGTAGTTTGTTTAGGCGCTCCATAGCAACTATCCATAAGTGCTTTGTAAGCGTTTACGTCTCCTTTACCTGCCTTTAATAACATAGCCAAAGTAATTGCTTGTTCTTGCGTTAAAGTTTCTTGTTCGCCTGTTAAAACGTTCTTTTGACTTGAAGCAAATTCTAATAACTCTTTTACAATTGTGCTTCTGTTTTTACTTCCTTTTGGTCTTCCATTTGGATTAGATACTTCGCCTTTTTTAAACGGTTTTAAATTTTCTTCGTTAGCCATTTTTTCACTATTGTTTCATTATTTATATTAATTGACCTATGTTGCCTAATTCGTTTACTACATCTTTATTATTATCGTAGTGTTTTGATATTCCAAGTTTATTAATCTTTTCTATTTTTGCTTTGTTGCTTCCTGTTGCGTAAACTCTATTTGAAGGAATATTAAGTTCGTTTGCTCTTGGTAACATTTCATCTTTATTATCTCTTGCTGAAATAATATAAATCGTGTTTTCTTCGCTTAACTTCTTTGCTAAATCAAAACCCTTTTTTGTTGATAGTGTTCCGTCATAGTCAAAACTTATTTTCTCATTTGCTAATTTTGTATTATAAGCATCTTGACAAATTGCAGAACGTTGATTAACATCGTACTCGTTTATCATAATGTGGTCTAACATACATCGTTTAACAAAGTCGCTTTTTGTTTCGTCTTTACTTGGTTTCGGTATCGGCATTTTCTTCTGTTTGTTCTGGACTGTATTCGTTATAAATTACTCGCAGCTTACTTACTAAATCACGAAGACAACTTGAACAGGTGCTGAACGTTAATTTTTGGTTTAATACACGGTTGTTAATTGCTATTAGACTTGTTTGTTCATCGCTTGTAAGTGTGTTCGTGTTTTGCTTAAAATAAGTGTCTAACGTGTTAAATTCGTCTTCTGTTAAACACAATGGTTTTGCATACGGAAATAGTTTGTTTAACTTTTCTTTTCGTTCATCGCATCCGCAGTCTTCACCTGCAATAAATTTAACAAGTTTGTCTATTCCTGTTGCTTCTGTAATCTTTGCGATTGTATCGCCTAATCCTTTACTTTTCATTTTTTCTTTTTTATTAGTTCGTAATCTTGGTTTATAAAATCTTGGTAGTCTTCACCTACGTTATTTTTAATTCGTTTTTTACAAGTCTTTACAGTGTTAAATATACTTGTTACACTTATGTTTGTTTCTGCACTTATTTGTCTTAAACTTTTATTCGTGTTTTTGTATAACTCAAATAATTGTTTGTCGTACCAGTGCCAACTATCACACTCGAAATCTACGTTATTCAGCAAGTCGTTGTAAGCTTCGTTTTCTTCTGTGTTGTTTTCTTCTGCTAAATTATATACATCGTCTAAAGGTATAAATTTGATTTTGTTGTTTTTGTTCACGTGCTGAAGAAAAGTATTTTTTAAAGCTAACCACATATAACCCTTACTTATGTTTCCGTCTTTAAATAGTTTTTCTTCGCTGCTCCACTTCATTAACATTATGTAAGTTTCTTGGACTATGTCTTCAGCAAAAAAGTATTCGCCAAATTGATTAACCATTTTAACCCATTCGTTATGATGTTTTGCAACTTTAGTTAACCATTCCAATTTATATTGTTTAGATATTAAGCAAATGTATGATTAATTTTTCAACAATAACAAAACGAATTTATTAACAATTAGTTGTGTAGAACAAAAAAAGCGCAAACAATTAAGTCTGCGCCTACGTTTTTAATATAAAAATTTTATCTATTTACGAAGTAATCTATTTTTTTAAGCGTTGAAAGTGAAACGTCTTTGCCCTGTAGAAAGTTTGTAAGCTGGAAAAAATGGAACTTGTTTCCTTTGTCCTGTATTTCTTTAACTATGCTGTTTCGTTTTTTAAAAGCTAAAATCTTTTTTAATTCAGTTCGTAGCTGCTCGTCTTGTATGTGCATAATTAAAACGGTAAGTCATCGTTATCGAAATTGCTTTCGTGAATAATTGTTTGCTTTAATGTTCCGTTAATTTGTGGCTCATTTCTTTGAATTTGTGGCTCACCTTTTACAAATGGTTCACTAAAACTTACTGAAAAGAATTTAACTCCCTTTGCTGAAGTCTTTAGCCATAAAGCTACTTCCATATCCTTGCCGTTTACGTTTACTTTACCTTTGTAGTCTGGGTGGTTTTCCGCTTTTTTATTGTCGTTCTTAAAAATTGCACCTGTGTTGTTTCTTGTTTCCATTTTTATTTGTTTTTTTCTGTTATAAATTCTAATGTTTTACTATCAATGTATTCTTGTACTTCTAACCATTGTTCAACGGTTACTGAATTTGGTAAGGTTGTTTCCCAATATAAACGCCAAAAAGACGTAGTATCTTGACCGCTTACAATTTGTTCTTGTATTTTCATATTATTTATTTAGATTGTTTGTATTCGTGTTTTAATCGCTCCAAGTATAGAACAAAGTCCATTGCTTCTTCTTGTGCGTGTGTAAGCCATTCTAACGTGCTTAAATCCGTTCGTTCTAATGTTGTCTTGTATTTCTTTATTCCAGCTTCCGAACGTTCTTTAAATTTAGCCATTACGCTTAAAACGTTTTTGTCTTGTATTTGTATGTTCATAGTTTTTCTATTTCTTGTTTAACTTCGCTCCAATAGTACATCATTGATTCTACGCAAGTATGTAATATTTCATCAACTGCAATCAATGCACATTGTTTTGTTAATTCTTTGGCTTCTGACATTAATACTAAACCTGTTAGAAATTGTTTTCCTGCTATTATTGGTCTATATTTCCAAAATAACTCATCTGCTTTGTCTTTTGGTGTCATATCAACCAATTAAATAAATTGTAAATACCAACGGCAGCAAAACCATAAATTGCTATCCAAATAATAATTGCTATTGTTTTTTCTTTCATATTTTCACGTTGTTTTCGTTAATAAATTCGTTTAGTTTTTGTCTTACTTCAAACATTGGTTCGTTACCGTTGTACTTATACTCGCTTCTTAACCAATTGTCAAACTCCGTAAGTGCTGAATAATAATTAATTCCGTTATTTGCAAATTCAAAATCTTCTTTGTCTTCAGGCAAATTAAATTCAAGTATTGCTTTCATATTGCTTCAATTAAACTGTTAAAATAAATTCTTGCTTCTTCAACCTTTGTTTGTATTTCCCAAATTACAGTTTCATCGCGTTCTATTTTAAAGACTTTTACTTTTGTTTGTTCTGGAAGGTGGTCAAAGTTATGTTTCTTTTCTACATATTCTCTAATTTCTGCGTCTTCGTCAATTTTAAATTGCTTCCAGTGCTCACGTCTTATTTCGTCTTCAACTATTTCTAACGGAGTGTTGACTAAACAATAACAAAGTAATGCTTCGGTCTTGCCTGTTAGCCACATATAACCTTGTAATTGATAGTAATAATCTTTTGTAGGTATTTCATCTTCAAAGAACGGAAACGTGTGAGCTTCGTAACTGCATTTAATGTCTAAAAGAATTTCATTCGTGTTTACGTCGGGTGTTCCTGTAATCCATTCGTTGTTAAAATGTTCTTCGTTCTTAAAAATAAACCCTAAACCCAAAACATCGTTTACCAAACTTATTGCTTCGTCTTCGCATTGTAAACCTTTATCGGTGTAACGTGAACTAAATTCTTTTTTAATTCCAAATTTTTCTTCTAAAACAAGTTCTTGGATGTAACTCTTTGCTGTTTTGCTTAATATCTCGGTCTTTGTGCGTGGAGCGGTCATTAACCGCCCCAATGCTGAACAACGTATTTTCATACTTCTAACGTTTTTAATTGTGCAGGTGTTAAATCATAAAGACCTATTAATTGCTCGGTTGTAAATTCTCCTTTACCTATTGCATCAATTGCCTTTTGAAAACGCTCGTTTGTTAGCGTTAATTTTTTAGGTTCGTGTTTTACTTGTTCTCCAGAAGCGTCCGTGTCTTTGTCCGTAACTAAACCAAGCATCGAACTTAACGCGTATCTACGCAAGTAAGTTATTGCACTTCCTAATACTTGGAACTCGTTCATTCCTTTTAAAATTACTCCTTGTGGAATGTCAATTTTGCTTTCGATACTTTCTGCGCTTTCAACGTGAAATAAACAGGTTGCAATTTGTGTTCCGTTAATTAGTTGCGTAAACCCTAAACCGTGTTTTTTTAGTAGCGGATTAATTACTTCAAAGATTTTAGGTAAGTCTGCATAAGTGTAACCATACCCTTGTGTTGCTTTGTGAATAACAGGAACTTCTTGTTGGAACGCTGCTAAACTTTTAAATAAATGTTTCATAGTTAAATAATTTAAGTTAATAATTAGATGTAAATATAAGAAAAGTTTTTTAATAAACAACTATTTTATTTTTTTTTTATATGTTTCTATTAATTCTTTTAGTTCGTCTTTACTCCACTTCTTTGTTTCGTGTGCTAATGCCTGAAGTTCCATTAATCTTTGCGCTCCTATTCGTTTTTCTATACCTACTTGATAGTTCAATAGGTTACCGCTTAAATAAGTGTTACAAGCTTCGCATTGCAAGTGTACGTTGTCTTCGTTAAACCTTACGTTACTGTGTCCACCTTGCGAATAATAGTGTCCTGCGTTTTCTTTTTTACACGATTTGTTACACGAAATACAATTTAGTCCAGCGTCACGAACACGAATAAATTTATTAAACACCTGTTGCGCTATTTTTAAATAGTCGTTTGCAGTTTTTAAGTTTTCAACTAACTTCTTTTTCTTCTTGTTCCATTCCTTTAACTTTTGTATTTCAACCATTGCTTTTATGCATTCGTTTTTTAAACAAAACTTTTGTAGTGTGCTGAACGGTGTAAATTCTTCTTTGCAGTTAAAACATTTTTTGGTTCGTGTTTTCATAATCAAAAATTGATGTTTGGTTAGTATTTGATTTTTCAATTATTCCTATAGCAGTATTTAATATGTGTAAACCTAAATCAGAATTTACTGCATTTCTTTGCTCTTTACTTTTTTTAGATGCAGTTTGATTTTTACCATTCATTCTACCTATTCCAATCTTAGGTTGTTCTATTATAGGAATATAAAAATTACTCCATAGATAATGTCTTCCTATTTTTTTAGGATTAAACATTGGTTCATAGTAACTAATAACATTTTCAACACAAAATTTACCTTTAAAAAAATGATTTAAAAAAATTATTTCTTGCCATAAAAACATATCGGGATAACGAATAATACCTTTAGCATTTAAAAAATGATTTACTATTGAATGAGTCGGGCAAGGTGGAGAGCTCCAAATAAAATCAAATTCTTTGTAATGGTCTAACAAGTATTGGTGTGCGTCTGCTACAATTACAATGTCGTTTGGAAACCTTTCTTTATATAATCGTGCCAATTCAGGGTCAAGTTCTACTGCCGTTACTTCAATATTTGCTACTTCATCCCATTTGTAACGGTTACCGCCTAAACAAGCATATAAATTTAATACTTTCATAGTTCTGCGTTGTTAAATTCTATTATTTTTTTTAAGTCTTTTACATCCTGTTTTAATTCTAAATTTATATGTTGTAAATCAAAGTTAATTTGTCTTGTCGCTCTAAACTCTTTTTCTAACGTTTGGTAAACAACCATTGCTTTTTTTATTTCGTGTAAACTTTGCTCCATTGAACTTATTAAATCAGTTCGGTTAGGATGTTTCGTTTTTATTTCGTCAATGCTTACCTGCAATTTTAAACAAGTGTGGTTTAAGTTTATTCTACTGCTTAATAAGTCAAATTCCATTTTTTAGTTTTTAGATTTTTTGTTTACAAGCAAAAGTTTTTTCATATACATTAGGCGCTGGATTTGATTGTTCAAAATAACACAATTTTTCTTTATCAAACCAAATTTCAATCATTCCAATATTTCCATTTGAACGTGGTTTAATTTTATTAAAGTGTAATTCAGCCAAATTAAATGTAGGGTCTTGCCTGTGTACTGTAATCATACATTTACCACTATTAAACCATTCGCTACCACCTTTTAAATCGTAAGGTACAGGAGCGTTTCTTTTTCCGTTTTCTTTTTCAGTTAGTTTTGGATGTATAATCGTGTGCAAATGTAAATCATTGTCTTCTGCTATTTGGTTTCTATACGGTAATACATATTCTAAATATTGTGCATAGCCACCATAATCGTTATAAGGGTGGTTTAAGTCCTTCCAACTATCAATTGAAGCTGTGTGTAGTTCATCGTGTTTTTTTAGTTCAACAGCCATATCCCAAAATTGTATTGGTGTAAGTTTTGCCTTAACATCTTTTTTAGTTAATACTTTAAAATGTTCTAATACCCAATCAATAGCTTGTGTTATTTCTTTGTCTTCAATCGTGTTCCTGTCTAAAGGGTTGAAACTCTTGCCTGTTTTCTTATGTATTAAATCAGCAATTATTTCTACATTAGAACCAACATCCGGAAAGTAAACTAAATGCTTCCAACCATAAAATTTAGAAGTGTTCATTAAACATTCCATTAATACTTGCGTTTTACCGCTCATAGGAAAACCCGTCCAATCCGTACAATTTCCTAAACTCATAGAATAATGTTGGTGTAAACTTTCAAATCCTAAATATTTGCCTTTATTATTGTAATTGTCTCTATATTTAAATAGTTGAGTAATTACGTCTCCAACTTCTGTAATTTTATATCCATTTAACTCCACGGTGCTTTCCATTTTTTAGGTTCGTTAACTTCTTGTATTGTTTGTATGTTGTCCCAAAACAAACCTTGCCAACCTTGTTCAATTGATTTGTTTATTACAAACTTACATTGTTCATTTGTATATTTTTCCATTTTAACTAAAATAGATTTTATGCTTTGTTGTGTTAAAGTCTTTTTTGCCGACTTCCTGTATTCAATCCAAGTATCTAAAATCACTTCTTTTTCATTCTTTTCTTTCTTTTCATTCTTGTTTGTTGTTGATTGTTTGTTAGTCGTTTGTTGATTGTTTGTTATTGGTTTGTTAGTGTCTTCATTTTCATCTTGGTAACATTCGTATTTACAAATAGTTACGATAGTAAATTGGCTTGTTGATTTTACTACAATTTCATTCGTTTTTTCTAACTTTTTTAAAATGGTTCTAATTTGCTGAATAGTTATTCCTGTAGCACTGGAAATATTACCTAAAGACGAAATAAATTGTCCACGTTTTACATCGTTACCTTGCCATTTATTGTCCTTGTGATTAGCTTTAATAACCATATACAAAAACAAGTGTACGACTTCAGACTTATTAAACCATTCCCAATCTAAAAACTTTCTGTGTATTTTAATCCAACCGCTCATAACTCAATATTTTTTAATTCGTTTTGATATGCTAAATGTGCTTCGTGTTCATCAATAAATAAACCTAAATTTTTTACTTTTCCGTTTATATATATTGATGCTTTCCATTTTTTAGCATCTTTATGCCAATAAACCCCCTTGTATTGACTTGAATAATTACCTTGTATTTTACAGATATTAAACCTGTTTGTTACAATTTGTAAATTTTCAACTCTATTATCCGTTTTAATGTCATTAATATGATCAATAATTAAATTCATACCACAAAGTTTGTGTCCTAAAAATGCTTGAGCTACAAGTTGATGCGCTCGATAAGTATTGAATTTGTTTTTTAATTTCCAATTTAATGTGTATTGCAAATATCCTTTACGACTTAAATATCCATTTAATAATATTTCTTCGTTTTTTATAATAGATTTTAATTTTCCTGTATTTGATATTAAATATCTTCCTTCGTAACCTACAACATCCTTCCAAATTTCTTCCATAACTTTAATTTTTTTATATAAAAATACCCTTGCTCAATCCGTTGCGTCTAACTTCAACTTCATAAACAAGGGTAAGAATTCCTTTTGTACTTATAATGTTAGACGAGTACAATTGCAAATTTAATAATTAATTTAACATAAACACGATTAATAAAATTTATTTTTTATTCTTAACTGAATTTTACGCAAGTCTTTTAAGTTCTTTGCTTCTTTTATTTCTTTACGCAAGTCAAGTTCTGGAAGTTCTAAACTCAAAAGAAGTTTGTAGTATTCTATATCGTGTAAAAATAGTTTGTCGTTTACATCGCTTAAATCTTGGTAAGTTTTTAAACCGTGTAATATTGTTGCGTGGTTCATATTGAACAAGCTTCCTATTCCTTTTAGTGTGTGTCCGTCTTCGCGTAGCTTCCTGAACAAATAAATCCGCCTGTGTACTATTTCACGTTTTCTATTTTTTTGTGAAAGTCCGTCTTGTTCTATTATTTTTTTTATTAGTTCTATCATTTTATAAGTTTTACTTGTTATTTATAAGTTTTAACATAATATTGTTCGCTTGTTTCATATAATTTTCTATTGCTTATTGCGTTAAATTCTCCTTTGTGGTATGCTTTGACTATCTGCTCTTTCTCCATTTCTTTGGCTATTTCTGCCATACTAATAGAAATACCACCAACTTTCTTGTACTGTTCAACCAACCATTCTACTGCACTATCTTTTTTCATAAATTTTTAGTTTAGTTGCATGAATTTTTCCAAATATTTCATGCTGTTATTATTATTCTTGTTGTTTAGTTATCATTTTGTTGACTCCAACAATATGATTATTCTGATTTAAAGGTTCTATTATAGTAGTGTAATGAATTAAGATGAGTCTCTAGTTTACAGTTGCATTGCTCAAGTACATCATCTTGACCATCCATGTATGCAGACCTAATGACTTCTCTTTCTTTAGGTATATAAGTTTGTATTTTTTCCTCAATCTGTTGAGGTAGAACTAAATCCATAGGCATAGTTCTTCTTACCCATTCTAGTAATTCTTGCATTGGTGTTTTCATTTTACTTCTAGTTTAAAGTTATCCCATACCCATTGTGCTCCCTGTTCAAAGCCTTGAGCTAAGCCATCATTAAAACCACCATCATCTAATCCTTGATGATATGGTAACTTACCTATTTCTATCTGTAACTTACGTATGAAGGATAAGTCCCAAGCATTTGGAGTCATACCTACTATAAATTCAGGGTCAAGTAAGTCAATGATTGTATCCATTGCAAGTTGTAAGTCTTCTGTGCTAATCTTTACAATGTCTACACCTTTTTCCCATTTTCTGTGTAGTCTCAGTATTCCTATTGCTTCTGATATATTCATTGTTCCTGTTTGTTTAAATTTCTCATTGTAATACTCAATACCACTTTCAAAACCTTCTCCCGTTTCTATGGAGTAGAAGTAGTTGTGTGCACCATCTTCAAATGCTTGTGCAATCTGCTCCTTCTCCATTTCTTTGGCTTGTGTTAATAATAAATCAAGTTGATTTCTAAATTCAAGTACATCAATATTTTCTTGTTCTCTTTGTGTCATTAACTCAATTACTTTCAAGTTATACCATTCTACTGCTG